CAGTTGAACTAGCTCACGGAAGAATGTGGCTAACTAAACAAGCTCCAGGGCCAGCACCACAGCAAGCTCCAGCACCACAAGCTCCAGCAGGAGTAGATCCAGGGTTAGCAGCGGCAGCAGCAAATCCTGCTAATGCCAGCAAAACAGCCGCTAACGTGCCAGGACCAGAAGCACCAGGCACAGTAGATCACGGATTCCAACAAGCACTGAATAAAGCTGGATTACAACCTGCCGCACAGCAAAATGTAGCACAGGCTCCACCAGCACAACTTCCTGGAGTGAATCAAAATGCACAGCCTGCCGCACAAACTGTATCAGCACAGCAAGCAAATCCAAACGCTCTTACACCAGGAGTCCGAACAAGTGGTAAGATGGTAAAATATAACGGAACTGTATTTACATTTGCTGGACAAGGAAAGCCGGCTCCAGCAAATGGTCAGACAATTGTTGTGGATCCATCAGCAGTTGGACAGCGTGGGAAATTCAAAGGACAAGGAGTTCCAGTAGTTTTAGATCCAGTCAATAAGCAGTTCTTTATAAAAGGTAATGGGCAAACAGCGCCACAGACTAAAGTAGCAGCAAAAACCAATGCTGGTCCAGAGTTTGGTCCACAACCAGCTCCCACAGGTTATGTTCCACCAGCTACAAATGATCAAGCAAACTATTTCCAAAAGCAAAGAACAGGTGGCGCAGTACCAAAACAAGCTACCTCACAGCAAAAGAATTATTTCCAACAGCAAAGATCAGGAGGAAGAGGAAAAGTTCCTAGCAAGACTGCGGCAGCTAACTATTTTCAGAAGCAACGAACAGGCGGATGATAAAAATTTGCCGCTCTCGGGCGGCACTTGACAATTTCACTTATTTCGTATATAATTAAAAGTATAACACATCTTATAGGAGTATTATGAGCAATCGCGTTTATGGCATTGACGAAAAAGCAAAACTAGAACGATTAGTAAATGAAGGAATGATTGTAATGCAAGAAGTGCAAGACTTACAAGAAGGCTTGCGAGATACAGTCAAAGCAGTAGCAGAGGAATTGAACATCAAACCCTCGCTTATTACAAAAGCTATTAAAATCGCACACAAAGCCGAATGGCATAAAGTAGCAGACGAATTTGAAGATTTGGAGACATTGGTAGCAACTGTTGGCAAGGATAACTAATGAGTTACATAGACGGCTTCTTTGATAAGGAAGCTGATATCATCCGCATTGTAGAACGTGTGGAAGGCGAACGCAAATATATTGAATATCCCGTAAAATATACTTTTTATGTAGAGGATAAAAAAGGCAAGCATAAATCTGTCTATGGAGATCCCCTTACTAGAATTACTTGCAAAAGTACAAAAGATTTTCGTAGGGAGAAAGCCATGTATCAAAATAGCCGTCTATTTGAGGCTGACATCAATCCCGTGTTCCAATGTCTTAGTGAGAACTATCTAAACTTAGAAGCTCCAAAGCTGAACATAGCATTTTGGGATATTGAGACTGATTTTGATCCAGAACGTGGATTTGCTAATCCGTCTGATCCATTTATGCCTATTACTGCTATTACAGTTCATTTACAATGGCTTGAAGCACTTATTACACTAGCAGTTCCTCCTAAAGGACTACCTATTGAGCAAGCTAGGGAACAAATGGCGCAATGGGGCAAATCCGTTATGTTATTTGAAACTGAGAAGGAAATGCTAGACACATTTCTAGATTTGATCGATGACGCAGACATATTGAGCGGATGGAACTCAGAGGGTTATGATATCCCATATACTGTAAATCGTGTAAGTCGTGTTCTCAGTAAAAACGATACAAGGCGTTTCTGTTTATGGAAACAATTGCCAAAGAAACGAGAGTTCGAAAGATATGGCAAAAAAGCAGAAACATATGATCTAGTAGGACGTGTGCATTTAGACTCGCTAGATTTATATCGTAAATATACATATGAGGAGCGTCACAGCTACAGATTAGATGCAATTGGCGAGCTAGAGGTTGGGGAAAACAAAACGGTATACGAAGGTACGCTGGACCAGCTATATAACAACGATTTTCGCACGTTTATAGAATACAATCGGCAGGACGTAGCTCTGCTAGATAAACTGGACAAAAAGCTAAAGTTTATCGACCTCAGCAATATTCTAGCTCACGCCAATACTGTATTGCTACAAACAACAATGGGAGCGGTAGCAGTTATTGAGCAAGCTATTATCAATGAAGCACATCACAGAGGATTGAGAGTTCCTAATCGCCCGCCTATGGTAGAAGGTGCTACGCAGGCAGCAGGAGCATATGTAGCATTTCCAAAGAAAGGGCTACACAAATGGATTGGTTCAATGGACTTGAACTCTCTGTATCCTAGTGTTATTAGATCCCTCAACATGGCACCTGAAACTATTGTAGGACAGCTACGCCCAGAGGCTACTGATGAAATGCTCAAAGAGGCGCAGGAGCTTGAAAAGAAGTCTTTTGCTGGTGCGTGGGAAGGAATGTTTGGCACGCTAGAGTATGAGGCAGTAATGCAGCAACGGCGTGATATAATGATTACTATTGATTTTGAAAATGGCGAGACAGAAGTATTGTCTGCTGCTGAAGTATATGAACTTATATTCAATTCACATACTCCATGGATGCTATCTGCGAATGGCACAATATTTACAACAGAATTTGAAGGTGTCATTCCTGGTATTTTGAAACGTTGGTATGCTGAACGTAAAGAACTCCAAGCTATGAAGAAAAAAGCTATTGAGGCTGGTAACGAGCTTGAGATAGCATTTTGGGATAAACGGCAGCTAGTAAAGAAAATTAATCTAAACTCTCTGTATGGTGCTATTCTAAATGCTGGCTGTAGATTTTTTGACAAGCGTATTGGGCAATCCACTACACTTACGGGTAGAGCTATTGTAAAGCATATGTCCGCAGAAGTCAATAAAACTATTACAGGAAAGTATGATCACACAGGCGATGCTGTAATATATGGTGATACTGACTCTGTATATTTTTCGGCGTATAATACACTAAAGGATGATATCAAAGATGGAAAAATCCCGTGGGACAAAGACACAGTCATTACACTATACGATCAGGTAGCTGAAGCAACAAATACTACTTTTACAGATTTTATGCGGGACGCTTTTCACTGTCCAGCTAGCCGTTCTGATGTTATTGCTGCTGGGCGTGAGATTGTTGCTGAGTCAGGCTTATACATTACTAAGAAACGTTATGCTGCCCTAGTGTATGACTTAGAAGGCGATCGCAAGGACGTAGATGGCAAAGATGGAAAAATCAAAGCTATGGGCTTGGATTTGCGTCGATCAGATACTCCTGTCTTTATGCAAGAGTTTTTGATGGAAATTCTAATGATGGTGCTAAAGGAAGAATCTGAAGAATCTATTCTACAACGCATTACGCAATTTAGAATACAATTTAAAGAGCGTCCGGGCTGGGAAAAAGGATCTCCCAAGCGAGCTAATAAAATTGGACACTTTAGAGCATTGGAAGAGAAGCAGGGTAAAGCTAACTTGCCAGGGCACGTTAGAGCAAGTCTCAACTGGAACACATTACGGGTTATGAACCACGATAAATACAGTATGGAGATTGTGGATGGCATGAAAGTTATTGTATGCAAGCTAAAGCAAAATCCACTAGGATATACATCAGTAGCATATCCAACAGACGAGCTTCGATTACCAGATTGGTTCAAAGCATTGCCGTTCGATCATGAGGCTATGGAAAATGCTATTATTGATAGTAAATTAGATAATCTAATTGGTGTTCTAAAATATGATTTGACTGACACTAGACAGGACAATACATTTAAAGCATTATTTGAGTTTGGGTGATATGAAAGAAAAAAAAGACGATAAAAAGAAACAAACATTGAAAGATGTGTTAAACTCTCCAGAGATGGAGAAGGTTCGCGAATATTATGTAAAGGCTATGGAACAATACGAACGAGAAGCTATGCAGTTTTGGGAAGGGCTCGATGATGAAGACAAGGAGCGAGCGTTTTACCACGTATGCAAAAAAATCCATAACGGAGATGTCAAAGCAAATGGATCTTATAGATATGTATTATATGATGTATTTGGCTTTGACGAAGGAATGTACGGATTAGGCATGGATTGTGGTTATATGGATATCCATAATCTAATTGGCAAAGGTATGACATTCGATAGTATGCTAGCCGCTAAAAATATCAATGTAAAATGTTTTGATATAGAAAAATCATATAGAAAAATTAAAGATGTTAGGCTTACACTAAAAGAAAAAGATGGAACAGCATACATCGAAGTTAATCAAGAAAAGAAAGATTAATGAGGAATCAATTACTAGATATCTTGCAACATACTTGGTATGCATCATTTTTTGAGTTTCTAAACTTTTATCATATCAAAGACGAAGCTATTGAAATTATACCTGACTTATATGGTAAGATTTTAGATATTGATCCTCGAACACATCAACTTACAACATCTCCACAACTAACTCCATGGCTAGAAGTTGGAATGCCTGTTCAGTTCCTAACCTCGCCAGATGGATCTACACAATCGCTAACAAATGCACAGTTAGACACTAATAAAATCTATTATGTCAATACACTATGGTGTAATGACTACTGTACTAAATTTACAGTAGGAACAACTCCTACAACTAAAGATATTATTGAAGTTCCTTATTCTAATTTTTCATTTACTATACGACATAATAGAAGTTATGTAGTAATCAAAGATCCATCATTTTTAGACTTAGGAATGAAAGTAATATTTGAAAACTTTCCTTCAAATACAGATATAGTAGCTGAAGCAGGACTAAGCACGAACTCTAAATATTATATATACGAGTTATTGGAAAATAATAAAATTCGTCTAGCGTCATCACAAAATGCTTCACAGTATATAAGATTCAATAAGGCTTGGGCTGGCAGGATTGAGATAGTACAAGATAATACATTTTTAGAAGCAGTATCACCTGAAAAAGACATATACTTTGTAGGACAAACAGATGAGAAAATCCGTGCATTCAACAAAGACTTTGGTATGGATAACTTGGGTAAGCTATGGGAACAGTTACGCAATCTAAACGAATATGCTAAAGGTTCTAATGTAAAAATTACAAGTGTAAATGAAGATGGAGAATATGTTTCATCTAGAATAGATTTTGTAAATGATGATAAGTCATTTAATGATCAAGTTCCTCTAATACACAAAAAAGATATTACGCCTAAAATATTTCCTATGGTAGATTTTTCAGAGTCATTGTGGAATATAACATTCAAAATGTCAGATGCTACTATTCGTAGATTTAAAGATATGTCTGTAACATACGATGAATTTAGGCAGTTTGATATTTATACTAAGCAAATAGGAAATCATTCATCTGTTCCTGGATTATATCAATATATGATGGAAGTAGAGTTTGGTGAAGATAATCCTAAAGAAGGACAAATGTTATTTGAGCCTACAATCTCTGGAACATATGTTCCACGCATTATATATGAGTTTACTACACGAGCAGAGCCTATTGCGTGGTACACAGGGCTCATTACGGGTGTCAAACCAGAGTATATAGTAGTAAGCCCGTCAACTGATGGATTAGGGGAACAGCGGGATGAAATACCCGATACAAAAAGTGGTTATCTAAAAACTGAGGACACAAGCCGTTTTTATGAAGGAATGCCTGTAAGATTTGAGAATCCTGCAGACTCTGCTGAAGCACTGTTACAAGTAGGAATTCCTAGAGGAAAAATATTTAAAATTGATAAAATAGTTGATTGTAATACCTTTAGCATTGTGGATGCTGCTGATGGCGATCCATACTCATTTAGATTTGCTGATTTTGAATTTTGGATGGAAATACAAGACAACGCACTAGAAATGGAACATCCTATAAATGATGCTACAAGAAATGATCCAAATTATAATAGTCGTCATATTATAGATTATCTAGTGCCAGGAATGAAAGTACAATTTGAAAATAATCCTGATTCTGCACAAGCATTGGCGCAAGCTACATTAGATCCAAAGAAAGAATATTATATCAAAGAAATTATATCAACAGATGAAGTTGAGGTATATTTAGATACTGAAAAGCCTGTATTGCTAAATGAAAATACTGGAGATCCAATTGAGGATTTGCTAAACCCTAAAGCAAGATATCCTGACAAATCAAATAGATCTACATCACCAACAGAAAAATTTATTAGAACAAGATTTACAATAACTGATATACCAAATGGCGAAGCTCTAGAATTGCCATTTTGTAACTTTGAGTTTACTATAAAGCATCATGTTCATCATATATTTGTTGATGATACTTTTTGGTTTGCGTACAGAGAGCGCCAACCAATACAGTTTGTAAATCCTCCAGCAGCCTCTGGGCTTGAAGCAAATAAAAAATATTATGTTCATTCTATTGTAGATAAAAATAGATTTTATGTAAGCGATGAATGGAATGGTCCTTGGATTGAATTGGGCCATACTACTGCACGATGCCAAGCAAGACACGATACCGGCAATGGGCTAATATTTACAAGCTATCCTAGGCGTGAACCATATACTAGGAAAAATCCACATCGTGTAGATATAAATCCAATTCCAATGGAAGGCAGTTATACTTTTACATTTGGTGGTATTACTTGTGAGATATCACATGATAGTATATATGGTCCATATTATATAAAAGATACAGATTACACAATAGGCAGGGGTAAATCATGATTGGCGCTGTTCTCGGTATTAGTGTTAGGGCTGATCGAAAAGATGTTAGTAAAACTACATCAGTTATTCATATGATAATACACGAGGCTGAGCTCAGAGCCAAAGGCGAAATCTCATCTAAATGGGGAACTAATTTAGTAAGAGATTTAGACACATCATATGGAAATTCTAGTTCTATTACTGATTATAGAATAATTAATATCTACACTCAAACAGAAAAATTTTATCATCTCAAAGCAGGTAGTAGGCCTGTTATCTCACCAGCTAATCCAAAAATGGCACAAAGTATGTGGGATATATTTTCTGGGAATAAAGTTCCACACGGAACCTTACAACTACAACGACAACCTATCAGTAAATGGGATGTTGCTCCTTATAACTTTTTAGATAAATCTGGAATACCTAAATCTAAAGCAGTATATATAGCAGTTCAAGTAAATGTTAATATGCCGTGGAATTGGCAGTGGAACACTACAGGCCCTGGTAAACAATTTTCTTTTGCTAAGGTGTATGGCTCTTGGGCCCAATCACAAGCAAAAGTATCTGGTAATATATCATCTACTAATCCATGGTTGGCTACTTTCTTTTCAGATTCATTGACTGTTGGACTTGCTAACCCTAGTGACATTTATCTAATATCTAGAAAGATTGGCGTTGGTGGATACAGAGTGCCTGATGCTACAAAAGCTCCTCGCCCTCGCCCTACACCTCCACCACCACCTCCTGCGCCTCCACCACCTCCGGCAACAAAGGCAGTAACTGAGCAAGATCCAGCGCCTGCTCCAGCCCCAACTAAATCTCCTACAACAGTAGCTGCCTCAGTTACAGATCCTAGTGCTATTCTTGATATGAGTACGACTCAAATAATAGCATCCGCAGGAGACTTTGTAGAAGGACTAGAGTATCCAGTAACATTACCGACACCTGCTACGCCATCTGGGCTAACACAGGATTTAGCTAAAGCTAGAGTTGATAGTAATGCACAGGCGGTTGCTAATACAACATATGATGGTGAAAAGGTAGCTATTTTTGAGGTGAGCCAAGCAAACATTAAGCAAATACAAAACAGTGAAAGATCCTTGACAAAAACTGGAAATCAAGTTATAATTAAGAAAGAGGATACTAAAGGCTATAGACTACCAATTGGCTATCTAAACAAAGAATGGACATATAATGTATCTCACGTTAATGCCGTATTAGAAATGGCAGGTGAGAAAACTTTTCGCATCTCAGATGAAGGCAAACTAATGCTAACAGTAAAAACAAAGTATGGCTTGTATAGCTATATTTTTATGCCATTAAATAAAGAAGATGACGTATAACTCTATAAATATAATATCAACACATTTTTAGGAGAACTATGAAAGATATTTTGCAAGACATTGTGTCTCATACTCACACCCTCGGCCTTGGACTTTTGAAAGTCACTACTGATGAGGACGAAACTAATATTAACAGTATCGCAGATGATCGTAGCATTATTCTATATGCTAAAACAAAGGATCGTGTAGAAGAGTTTGATGGCGTGTTTGGCATGACAAATCTTGATAAGCTAAACTTACATTTGAAAAATCCAGAGTATCAAGAAAACGCAAAAATTGAGGTTGTAACAGACACACGGAATGATGAGACATTCCCTAGCCATATTCATTTTGAGAATTCAGCAGGTGACTTTGAAAATGATTATCGCTTTATGAATAAAACTATTATTGAGACTAAACTCCGCACAGTAAAATTTAAAGGTGCTAACTGGGGTATTGAGTTTGAACCTACTGCGGCTGCTATCTCTAGATTGAAACTTATGTCGCAAGCACACTCTGAGGAGCCACACGTCAATATTAGTAAAACAAAAGAAGGACTAGTATTCTCATTTGGAGATGCTGCTTCACACGCTGGACAGTTTGTATTTGAGTCTCATGGTGTTGATGGACAAACACTAAAAAATACTTGGACTTATCCAGTATCACAAATTCAGTCCATTCTAAACTTGGATGGCAAAATTGAGATGTTCCTATCAGATGATGGGGCTATGAAGATTTCCGTAAATAGCGGACTTACAGTATATGATTATATTCTGCCAGCGCAGGCAAAATAATGCACATTCTTGTTACAGGGCATAGAGGCTATATTGGCACTGCCCTTGTAAATCGACTAAAGAAAAACAACAGTATTGTTGGTTATGATTTAGTAGATGGACATGATATCAATACTATCTCGCTAAAGGAAAAATTCAATTTGATTATTCACTTAGCGGGGTTGAGCGGTGTTAGAGAAAGTATTAAAGATCCTGCGGCATATTGGCTCAACAATGTTGAAGCCACCAAACGGCTATTTAGCGTTCACGGTCCTGATACTCGCATTCTTTATGCGAGTTCTTCTTCTGCTGCAGAACCAGACTTGAATCCTTATGCTGCTTCAAAATTCTGTATGGAAATGGCAGGCGGGCGTTACAGAGGAACACTAGGAATGCGATTTCATACTGTATATAATGAAACGCCCCGTAAAGGAATGTTTGTTGATAAATTGCTAAATGGTAAATTAGAATATGTTACAAATCACTCACGTGACTTTATACATATGGAAGATTTGCTAGATGCTATTGAATTACTAATGGGCAGCCAATATGGCGGCACTATTGACATTGGTACTGGCAAACCTGTACAAGTATCAAGCCTAGCACCCGCAGACACTCCCATCAGATTAGACGCACCAAATGAAAGAATGCAAACCTGCGCTAATATTAAAAAATTAGAAAATTTAGGATTCAAACCTAAATACGATATAGTGAAATTTCTAAATGAACAAAAATGAATACTGACTTAACTAAACATCAAAAAGACTATGCACACTTCTTACCAGCCCTAAGCACTTTTTATGCTACATTTATTGGTAAACAAAGATTTATAAATTATGTAGATCCTTCACGATTTATTCCTCCAATGACTAATGGGATGGAAAGCCTCAACTGGCTAAATCAAAATGAAGGTATTTACAAGTATAAGTGGTCCTTATACTCAGCAGGACACGCAATTCTAGACATCAATAAGAAGGCTGAGAAAGAGGACATGATCCGCAATAGAGATCGTGATAATACTTGGATGTTAGGTGACTCTGGAGGATTTCAGATTGGCAAAGGTGTATGGGAAGGTGACTGGAAAGATCCTAACTGTCCTAAAGCTAAAAAGAAGCGTGAGCTAGTATTGACTTGGATGGATGCGTATATGGATTATGGAATGATCCTAGATATACCAACATGGGTGCGTAAAACACCTGAAGGAAGAGCTGCTAGCGGAATCAACACATTCCAGGAAGGCGTAAATGGAACACAAGTAAACAACGACTATTTTATGAAAAATAAAACAGGTGCGTGTAAGTTCCTAAACGTATTACAAGGCGAAAACCATACAGAAGCAGACGAATGGTATGATCAGATGAAAAAGTATTGCGACCCTAAGCAATACACTGATCACTTCAGTGGCTGGGCTATGGGTGGGCAAAATATGTGCGATATCCATTTAGCTATAAAAAGATTGATTGCGTTACGATTTGACGGATTATTAGAAAAAGGTGTACAGGATGTAATGCACTTTTTAGGCACATCAAAACTTGAATGGGCGCTTATGCTAACAGACATACAAAGAGCTATTCGAAAAAATCATAACGAAAACTTTATGATTACTTTTGATTGTGCTAGTCCATTTTTAGCAACTGCCAACGGGCAAGTATATTGCGCTACAGAAACACCTGACAGAGGCAAATGGGGTTATAGAATGGAAGCATCATTTGATGATAGAAAATTCCATACAGATCCTACACCATTAGCAGATGCTTGGGTAAGAGAAGGATGTTGGAAAGTATTTGAGGATTCACCTATATCCATTGGCATGACTGCTAAAGATGTATGTGTATATGGGCCTAATGATAAAAACAAAATTGGTAAAATTGGATTTACATCTTGGGACTCGTTCTCATACTGCTTGCTAATGTCACATAATGTATGGACTCATATAAATGCTGTACAAGAAGCTAACAGGCAATATGACAAAGGCATTGTTCCTGGTGTATTAGTTCGTGAAATGTTTGACGTAGTAGCATTCAGAGATGTCGTCAATGATATTTTTGCTACAGACGACAGAGATAAAGCAAACGCACTAAATGATGAGTATCAAAACTATCTTGATGGCATTCGAGGTACTAGAGGATTTACTGGCAAGAAAATGAAAAATGCCACAACTTTCTATAACAACCTTTTTGAGGAAGCATCATGAAAAGAGCTCTAATTGTTGGGTTAGGTATTGGTTCTTTATATTACAAAATATACAAAGAACTAGGTTGGGAGACTGTTACTGTTGATTTGAATAATTTAGGCAACTATACAGAAGTTTCAGAAATGCCGTTGAGAATGTCATTTCAAACAGCACATATTTGCACTCCTAACTTTACACACGAAACGATAGCAAGAGAGATTCTTGAGAATCATAATGTAGATGTTATGTTTGTTGAGAAGCCTGGATTGGAAACTTCTCAAGCGTGGCATAGACTTTTAAATGATTATCGCTCCACTAGAATTATGATGGTAAAAAATAATATGTGGAGAAGAGAACTAATCAATTACAATGATATTGCCGAGAGTGCTAATTCTGTAAATTTCGTATGGGAAAACCGTATGCGTATTCCACATCCTGGCAGTTGGTTTACAACTAAAAAATGTGCATGGGGAGGAGTAAGCAGAGACTTGATGCCACACTTATTGAGCTTTTTTATTGCGCTCAATCCTGACTGGAAAACTGATAAGCTACAAGTTAGATTCTCAGCACAGAACCATCTACTAGAAAATATTACAGAAACTGAATACGGAGACATTTATCCTGGAGGAATATATGATGTTGATGATGAGTGCCGGTTTGTCTTTAATGACAAATGGACACTTACTGCTAACTGGGCTAATGGACTTGAGGACAGAAGACTTATTATCTTCAACACTGAGGATGGTCCAACAATACAGTATCATTATGGACTATGCCCTGAAGATGCATATAGGGCTATGATTTTAGATTCTGTAAGTCAAATAGCTAATGACGAGTTTTGGATTAGGCAACTTGATATTGATTTATTCATTCACAACAAATTAGGACTACTATGAAGGTAAGACTTTTAGCAACGGATGGCACAGGAAAGTTTGAAGAAGTAGAATGGGAAAAGCCTCCTGTCAGTGATAATGAGATTTGTGTAAAATCACTAATGACAGGTGTATGCCGATCTGATATTGATATGATGAGCGGCAAGTTTGGACCACTCCCATTACATATGCAAGGACACGAAGGATTGGGCGAAGTAGTAGAAGTTGGTAGAAATGTAGTGCATGTCAAAACACACGATATAGTAGCTACACGTGGAGAACCTGCGTATGCGGACTATTATAACGTTCGTGACGGGGAGTTTGTACCTGTCCCCGAAGCACACCCACGCTATATATTAGAACCAGTGGCTTGCGGGCTAAATGTAATTGAGCAAGCTAAGGATCAACTACTAGCTAGACAAGGCAGAGGAAAGAAGCTACTACTATTAGGTAGTGGATTCCTTGCTTGGGTAGCTTATACAAAACTTAGACAAAACGATTATAAATTCAAAATTGATGTTGTAGGAAGCAGCAATCCTCACCTATGGAAGAAAAAGCTAAAATCTGAATATGAGGGGACTTATGATGTAGTTATTGACTTGAGTGCTACTAACTATGTATTTTCACAGCCAATCTTAAACAATAACGCCTTGGTAATTTTTGCGGCACAAAAACCTGTTACAACTGACTTCAGCAATCTGCTGTGGAAGGCATGTACCATGGTATTTCCAAGCCCACGAACGCCATTGTTTTTAGATTGTATGTATGAGGCTGAGGACATGATTAGTAAGAAGCAATTGAATGTTGATAAGTTTTGGACTAAAGGTTATAATCGTGATACAGAGTGGGCTACGGCATTTGATGATGGTGTAGTTCGAGATAAACAATATAGCAGAGGTTATATACAATGGCACTAGATACAGGCGAACGAAAAAAAGTTACTTATTTTACAGGCAATGAAGTAGAGCATACTATTGCTCATGGATTATATACGCTATTTGTAGTAGATACTCCGCCTGTTGAGGATATTTTATACAAAGCTATGAGGCATAAAGTAAGGCAAATCTATTTTGGCACAACGCAGTCTTTCAACCCTGAAAACGAAGCTGATTGGAATCGTTGGGATACTGTTATCAAGCGATGTTTAGAGGATGACAACAATTACTTTGTAGCACTAGATTTTGATGTAAAGTATGCTGAAGCTATATTAGAATATGGCTGGTGCGAAAATGAAAACTTTATTCCTATGATTAGTGTAAAAATGCCATATCTAGCACAACTTGGTTACAATGCTACGCTAAAACTTGATGACACTACTTGGGGGCATTCCAACCCTGGAGTATGGACACACCATCTTCATGAGCTAACCCGCAAAAAGAACTTTACTAGTTGGCATGAGTATAGCAGTGACAGCGTATTGAACGCTGATGAAAATACTGATGACAAATTTTTAACACTAACTTGACATTTAAGTAAATATATTATATCATAAATTATATAGGATGATATTATGGAATCTAAAAGATATATTTGGGTCACTTTTCGCAAAGAGGGTATTCACTATTACCCTGCAGCTCTAACTGATCCTAACCTCGCTACAGGAGATGAATATGATGTAAGTTTCCTTGGGCATCCCCACCGTCATATCTTTCACTTCAAAGTTCAACTAGAAGTGTTCCACGACGACAGGGAAGTAGAATTTATCCAGTTCAAGCGATGGTGTGAGAAACTCTTCACCACTGGAGCTCTCGAACTCGATTACAAGAGTTGTGAGATGATCGCTGATGATTTATATAAGTGTATTAAAGAAAAATACCTCGGACGCTCTGTTATTATTGATGTATCAGAGGACGGGGAAAATGGTTGTTCAATTTATTATGAGTAAGAGGTTATATGGCTATTAAAGATCCTTTGATTCGCAAAATTTTTGATGACTTGGATGCTTTCCGTGATTATTGCCGTTTTGAAGGCAAACCCTTTCACGAGGCGTCCTTATACAAAAAAGGCGATAAAGTTTGGGAAGGATATATGGCTTGGTGTAGAACACAAGAAAAGAAACGGAAAAGAGAACAAAGATGACTGTTTATATCGTGGATTTGGAGGCAGTAGATACTCGCTACACTAAACAGTGGAAGCAACATCTAGCGCCTCAGTTACGTGATGCGACAGGGATTGATCCTATAATCGTGAGTGGGGGTGAAGTAGTACAATCTACCACCCCCGGTGCTTTCTTAAACTTTGGTGGAACTAATGTTTATAAAAGCGAACAACTAAAGCTCATTGGAGAGTTATTTTGTGAAGGAAAGATAAATGATGGAGATTATTTCTTATATACAGATGCGTGGAACCCAACTGTACTCCAGCTTCGTTACATGGCTGAGTTACTGGGCGTTCGCATTCGAATTGGCGGTTTATGGCATGCTGGTAGTTATGATCCACATGATTTCCTCGGCAGACTTATAGGAAATAAGCCGTGGGTGCGTAACACTGAAATGGCAATGTATGAATGTTATGATGACAACTTCTTTGCCACACAATTCCACATAAACTTATTCGTATCTACTTTTTGGGAGAACGAAGCTGATATAGATAGACAGTTACTAAATGGTATTCGCAAGGTCGGTTGGCCCATGGAATATCTAGACTCTGCTATGTTTGGGTGCCATGGAATGCCTAAAAAGGATATGATTTTATTTCCGCATAGGCTGGCGCCCGAAAAGCAAGTAAATATTTTTAGAGATTTACAAGAAAGTTTGCCTGAGTATGAATTTGTTGTATGTCAAGACACTGAGCTTACAAAACATCAATATCATAACTTGCTAGGGCAAGCTAAAATTGTATTCTCTGCTAACTTACAAGAAACCCTCGGTATCAGTTGGTATGAGGGTGTTCTTGTAAATGCTATTCCTATGGTGCCAGATAGGCTATCCTATAGTGAGATGGCAATTGACAAATTCAAATATCCTAGCGAATGGACATCTAGCTGGGATAGCTACGAAATGCATAAAGAAGATATTATAGAGCGTATCCATGATTTTATGGAGAACCACTCTACATATCTCCTCGATATAAAGGAGCAGAAAGATAAAGTACAAAACCAATATTTTTCTGGCAAGGCTTTATATGAAACTATTAGCAAACACCATGAAAATTAACATACCACCAGAGGATCTAACAGTGGCAGTATATGAATACACCGACTATTTAGATGGTCCAGGAACATTTACTAAAGTTAGATTTAGTCCAGGAATGACGTTACACACAGGAGAAATTGAAGATATGTGTAAAGTATATCCTGCGCTAGATAAGGCTTATAAAAATTTTATAGATTTATATCATATTTGTAGAGACGATTACCATTCAAAACAAAAGGAACAATGAAAAAACTATGGTATTCTTGGCACGACATTGAGCGTATGTGCCACAGTATAACTAATCAAATGTATGCTGACGGTTGGCGTCCTGATTATATTGTAGGTATTACTCGTGGCGGAAATGTACCCGCTACTATCCTTAGCAATATGCTTGATATTCCTGCTGACAGTTTGCTTGTTAGTTTCCGCAACAATGGCAACGAATCAAACGAATCTAACTGTATTATGGCTGAGGATGCGTTTGGCTATGGCGTAGTTGAGGATGGAAGTGCCAATTCTGGCTATACTGGATCTGTTCCTGAGAAACGCAAAAATATTTTAGTCATTGATGACATCAATGACACTGGTAGAACTTTCAAATGGATTATGAAGGATTGGGAAAGTAACTGTTTAGCTACTAACCCCGCTTGGAAAGACATTTGGAATCATAATGTAAGATTTGCTGTACTAACTGAAAATCTATCAAGCGAATTTGACTTGGTAAGGTATTATGCTACGGAAGTCAACAAAGCAGACGATGATGTTTGGGTTGTATATCCGTGGGAAAATGTAGGATTATATGACAAATGATTATGCACATTCCAGTTGGAGAATTAGACTCCCCTTGGAAAGATGATCCTGAGAGAATCAATCATCTTTATAATGTTGGCATTGATTACGCAACTAACACAATTGATGCCGTAGATACACTAGACGATGACAAATATGTCTCTATTTACTGTTTTAATAAATTAGATATCAACCTTTCAAACCGTTGGCACACATATGAATTATCAGCAGGTCCAGGTGGTATTACTTTATCCTTTCAATCAACAAAATGAGTGTATATAACGAGTATTCAAAACTAAAAACTATTCTTATAGGCAAACTGTTACCTACAGAATGCCTAAAGGAACTTGCATCGCCTTCTGATAAAGATATACTGCCTACTCTTATAAAAATCCATAAAGAAACTAATAAAGATTTAGATGCTCTTCAAAAATTTTTTGAGGGTAAAGGTGTAAAAGTATATAGACCCAATATTAACAAGTATTATGAGGAAGTAAGAGATAAAACTAAATCAGCTCCACCAAACCCCAGCACAATACGAGATTGGTGTTTTAGCTATGGTGATGACATTATACTATCTAAAACCTATTGTCCAAATCGTTGGTATGAGTGGTTATATTGGAAAGATGTATTTGACGAGTTAGGAGAGCAAGGAAAAACAATACATCACATAGTAGATGAAAATGAATTTGACTTTGATGTGTTTGCCAAAATATCAAACTCTTTATTAGATCGATATGAAACTCATTCTCAACGCAGAGTATTAAAAGATCTAAAATTTAATTTTTCTCAAATTCAAAATATTAACTCTGAATGGGACGAGATTCGTAAATCGTATTATAAAAAAACAATTAAAGATTTATACATATCAAAAGATAATCCTAGATTTAAAGACGAAGTTGAGCCAACTTATATATATTCTAATTCTGCCCTAAAAAAATATCCTTTAACTCATACTTCATCATATCTCAAACATGACGGAAAAATTATTAGTTCACCTTTAGGTAATAAAAAAGGGTATAGTAATTTTAAAAAAATATTATTATCAAAATATGATATAAATTTTTGTAATATTTTAGGAGAGTCTGGTTGCATAACAAAATCGTCAAACCCAATTTGCTCAGATTTAATTATGACAGATTTATATGATCGGTTTTCGCCTAACATTATAAAACACTCTGTTACTGGAACTAAAACTTTTCAAGATTACCAGATAACTAATCCACGATTATTATTAACTCCTTCTAGGCACAACAATCATATAAACCTAACTATTGATCCTGACTCAAAGATTAATACATATATGAGAGTACTTTGTGATAAAGAGGATCAATATAATCTAGAGTATAACGCCATAACGTATGAGCCTTATAAAACAGTTGGTGGTATATTTGGTGATAGCCGAGATTATTTTATGTATGTTCAAAATATAAGAGCTCATAATCTTGGATTAAGACATCAAAATACACTAAAAAGAGATATACGATGTTATACCATAGACATTGATAGAGAAGGCTCTTTAGATAAATAATAGTATTATATTATGATATTATTATGAATATTAAAATTTATAACGAGCTTGAAAATTTATTATTTAGCTCTCCACACCTATTATTTGATAAACCAAAGTTACATCAAGCTATAAAATATACATTTGGTGTTAGCATACCCAAAGATGATTTAAACTTTTCAAGTATATCTCGCCTTGTAAATCTTATTGACAATGCTGTATTACATCGTTATTTTGGTGAGATTTGGACTCCGCAACTAGAAGAGTATAAACATTCTGGACTAAGTCTAATTCCAACTGTTAATGCTAGACTTCCTAGCAAAGTTTTAGATATTGGTTGTGCTGAAAACTTTTTCAAAGGCAAAATTAACAACTTGATTGGATTAGATCCATATTGTAGAGCGGCTGATGTTCAAGTTCCATTATTAGACTATAACCCAGATTTTGAGTTTGATGCCATATTAGCATTAGGTAGCATAAATTTTGGAACCGTTCATAAAGTGGTGGGTGAACTAACTCATGCTGTTAATATGCTAGCTGACAAAGGTGTTATATACTTGCGATTTAATCCAGGAATAGAACATACAAATCCAGCTAGTAAATGGATACAGTTTTTTCCTTGGAATCGAGATTTTATCCTAAATGTAATGAAACTCTTAAACTTAACTATCCTAACTCTTGAAGATGATTCATTTGGGAGGATATTTGTTGTAGCTGAAAAGCCAATTACTTTTATAAAAAAATATATAACATGAAAAAATTATTATTATTTATTATTATCACACTCACATCTATTATACTATCAAATACTGCTTTTGCAACATATAAATTTGTTGTGCCGCAAAAGCCAGGTGGCGGAACAACTGTTTGGGCTGAGATTGTCAGCAAGGAATTAGAAAAGTTTTTAGGCGAAGATATTGAACTTGTGCTTATTCCTGGCGCCAGAGATATTCCAGGTTTCAATGAATTCCATAACGATTTACAATTTGATGACAAAACCATAATGGTATCACATGGTGGCAACGGTGTGTCATTTTTACAAGAAGAGGTTGATTATGATTACAGAGAATATGACTCTGTAGGACTAATGAATCTAAACATTATTGTTGGTAAGCCTAAAAACGAAAATGTAGATAACCCAACTATCGGTGCTTGTAGCGGTTGTGTTCCTGAGGCAATTGCTATTACTTTGTTAATGTGTGGGCCAGGAAAATCAGTAGATGAATATATCTCTTGCTTCAAAGACAAAGTGTCTTGGGTTTCTGGTATGAGCACTGCTGAGAGACGATTGGCATTCAAGCGTGGTGAGTTAAATGTTACTAGAGAAAATCCAGCAGCATACCGAAAGCATGTCGCATCTAACGATAATGCTGAAGTATGGTTTCACCATGGATTGCTAGAAGCTATTACTGGATTTCATTTAGATGATCCAAACTTTCCTGGAAAACAACTAGAAACCTTATTCAAAGAGAAATGGGGAGAGGAACCAAAAGGTGAGTTTTACGATACATATAAACTTGTAAAAAGTTTTAGAGATGGATTGCAAAAAGCACTTTGGATCAAGAAAGATAGTCCTTATAAAAATAAGATAGTTACAGCATTAGATAGAATGTCAGCAGATCCATCATCTAGAAAAGTGTTTAAAGAAAAAGTTGGTAACTATCAATGGCGGATTGGAACTTATGGCGATATTCAAAGAAATAAGCTAATGACATTCGTCACCGAGCCGGCACTCAAAAACTTAGTCAAATTCAATAAAGAAGCACTTGGATTGGCAAGTGTATATAAGCCTAGCCTTGTATGGAAGAAATCCTAGCACTATTTGCAGGTACTTTTTATGGGTTGATAATAGGTATTATTCCTTCTGCAGGAGCCACTACAGGACTAGTGGCTCTTTTTCCCTTCATCAGTTACTTTGCTAACGATCCTTATTTAGGTGTAATCTTTTGTATGGCAGTAGTTGCTGCTAGCACCACTGGAGATACATATTCTGGTATATTATTGAATATACCTGGTGCTAACTCTGCTGCCGCTACAATGGTTGATGGGCATCCATTAGCAAAACAAGGTTATGCAACCTACGCTCTATCTGCTGCTATTACTACGTCAACTGTAAATGGCTTATTATGGGGAACTCTAACCTTTGCCCTACTACCATGGTATGTTGAGCTTATTATGTATTTTGGCATTCCTGAGCTGTGGGCTTTTACTATGCTCGCTCTAGCTTGTGTTGGGTTAGTCTCTAGTAAATGGTATATAAGATCACTTATCGCTGTCATAGCGGGGCTTTTATTAGGCTACATTGGTACAGATCCCAGCACTAACTCAGATCGCTGGACTATGGGCTGGATATACTTAGGAGATGGTATTCAGCTTATGCCTATGGTAGCAGGGTTATTTGCTTTTCCTGAACTACTAGATGGTTTGAAAAATGGTAAACAGCTCATAAAAGAAAAAAGAACAGATCATATAAAACAAACAATAAATGGAATTCATGCTGTATGGCAAAATAAATGGGACGCAATGCGTGGCGGGTTTATTGGGGCATTTATTGGCTTACTACCAGGATTAGGCGGTGCTATGAGCGACTGGATGTCATATGGCAGCACTGTAGCAGCACATCCTACAGAAAAGTTTGGTGACGGGAATATAAAAGGGGTTATAGGTCCTGAGGGATCTAATAATGCACAAAAAGCTACAAGCATGATTCCTACTGTTCTTTTTGGTATTCCTGGCGCAGGGTTTGCTGCTATTCTTATGGCTCTGTTTATGTCGCTAAACTTTGAGCTAGGAACTCCTGACTTAGCATATGATACAAAATTCTTTGATAGCTTAACTTATGGATTTATGTGGGCTACTGTTATTGTAGGAATATTTTGTTTATTATTTACTCCATATATTTCTAGAATAGCATCTGTTCCTTATAGATATTATTTCCCATTTCTTGTGCTGTTTATCATATGGGCTTGTGTTCAATATACTGGAGGATGGGAAGATTATGCCATATTAATTTTTTGCTCTGCTTTAGGAATAGGTGCTAAATACTATAAATTTTCAAGACCCGCATTACTATTAGGATTTATACTAGCAGATAGAGTAGAGGCACTAACTCTTCAAATTACAAAAATTTATACGATTGACAAATTGCTTGATCGTCCGTTGTTCTTAAGTATATTAAGTCTAATTGTACTATTATTTTTATGGACTATCTTTAAACCTAATCGGATAAACTACGCATGAGCATTTATAACGAATATTCAAAATTAAAAACAGTCTTTATTGGAAAAGTTTTTCCTAAAGAGTATTTGCTAGATATAGCTTCTATATCAACACCTGTAAAACTCAAACAAGATGACAAAAAAAGACTTTACGCTAGGCAATCTAAAAAAGAAAGTATATTAAATCATCTAATCCAAGTTCATGAAGAAACAAATGAGGATTTAGATAATATGCAAAAATTTTTAGAAAGCCAAGGAGTCAAAGTATATAGGCCTAATATTAGCAAATACTATGAGGAAATAAAACATCGACAAAGTTCACCTCCTAGTAGTCCAAGCTCAATTCGAGATTGGTGTTTTAGCTACGGAAATGATATTGTTATATGCAAGTTATCATATCCAAGCCGATGGAATGAATGGCTATATTGGAAAGATGCTTTTGATGATTTAGCTAAACAAGGAAAAACTATACATCATATGGTTGATCCAAATAACAGAGAGATAGAGAACGCTTGCGCTAATTTTGTATATGGTGCTATAACTGATCTAAATTCTACATCTATTAATACGATGGATACCAACATAAGAAAACAATTAGATAAGCTAAAAAGAAAACCTCCTACACCTTGGAATACATTTCGCATTAGTAATTATAATGGTTATCTGCGCATCATAAATGACTATAGGAAAAATCTTATTACCTCTATGGATGCGTTTAAACAAGAAGTTGAATCATTATACATTTATACCAGCAAAAAACTAAAAAATATACCATTATTGCATGCCGCATCTTTTTTCAAATTCGATGACAGAATTATTGGGACTCCACAAGGAACTAAAAAAGGTTATGATTTTCTTACAAATATAGTAAAAAAGTCTCACCCTAATGTTAAATTTATAGAACTAGATAGTGTCCCTGGACATATTGATGGTGGCGCTAATCCTATTGATAAAGACTGTATTGCTACCAGTATGCATGATTTATATAAAGGTATTGTAAAAGAAATTATATCTGTCGATGATGCCTATAATGGCGGTATCTTAGAGGTTCCTCACAATATTCAAAATTGGGAGATACTAAATTTTATAGAGAAAACCAAGCCAAAAGAGTCAGTGTTAGCTCACTATTTAAAAACATTGAGAGGCTATGATCAAAGGGGTGATTTTGATTATAATGCCCTAACATATGCTCCAAAAAAGATAATGGGTTCGATATTTGGTGAGGGCAGAAATGAGTTCTTCCAACAAGCAGGTATTACAATTACACAACTTGGATTAAGACATCGTTGGATTTTAGATGGCGGTGTTCATTGTTACACACTAGATATTGATAGAGAATGAATAACACAAATCTTCAAAAATATTTTGACTACTTAGCTAAACCTGTGGAAGAATTAGGCGGCAATAGTATATGTCCATTTATAGCCAAATATCGAGAATCAATTGTTACTAAAGAAACTTTTAATATTGTATCTGACTTACACTATTATCTTAATAACTTTCCACAAAATAAAAAGATAGTAATATTATATAACAAGCACATATCAGCAGAATGGCTTATAAGGTTTACTGATGATTTTCAAAAACTAGCTACAAAAAAAGATTTATGGGTAGCTTGGGATCATCCAAAAGAAAACAACTTTATAGGCGAAATAAAAACAAACAATAATTATTATGGACTTTTATTAGTTCAGCCACTCCGAGAATTAATTGACAAAAGCAATGTCATAAAACAAAACACAAACTATTATGATTTTTGGACAGAATCATATTACAAAGAAATTGTAGAGAAAAGACAGAATCTTATTGACAATAGGCCTAAATAAGTGTATAATGAAATTATAAGCACTTTTTCAAGGAAAACAAATGACACAACAAATTAGTGATATTATTCGTAGCAGAATCATCGACGGTGATAGTAGCTACGTCTCAAATGAAAATATATCTGACTATATTTACGAAGGCGAATTAGAACTGTTACAAGCAGAAGTAGCTGACAAGTTCAAAGAAGTTCTCAAAAGTTTAGTCATTGATATTGACAATGATCACAACACAAACGACACTGCTCGTCGTGTTGCTAAAATGTATATTAATGAAATATTCCGTGGCAGATATGCTAAACGCCCTAAGGTAACTGCATTTCCTAATATGGGCTATAAATCCATGTATGCTTCGGGACCTATTTCTATTCGTTCTACTTGTGCTCATCATTTTCAAAATATTGTAGGAAGATGCTGGGTAGGTATTATCCCTAACGGTGAGGTTATTGGACTTAGCAAGTTCAACAGGCTCATTCATCATATTGCAGAGCGTCCTCAAATACAAGAAGAGATGACTACACAAATAGCTAACGAGCTACAAGAATTTGCTAAGACTCCACACGTGGCTGTTCTAGTAAAAGCAGAGCATCATTGTATGACACATAGAGGCGTGAGGGAACACGAAAGCGATATGACTACTGCTGTATTGCTAGGAGCATTTTTAGAGGATCCTAGCATCAAGCAAGAGTTTTATACGCTATGTTTGAGTATGAAAGGACACGGAGGATGAAAACGCTACGATATTCTGAGGCGTTTTATAGCGTCCAAGGCGAAGGTAACTTTGTAGGCACTCCATCGGTATTTTTGCGTACCTTTGGATGCAACTTTCGGTGTATGAATTTTGGACTACCAAGAGATACACCTAAAGGCAAAATAAATGCTGAGGTACAGGCACTATTAGACGATGGAGTATTAGATAAAGTAGATGTATTTGAGGATTTACCTATTGTAAATTCTGGCTGTGATACATATGCTTCTATATATCCACAGTTCAAAAAATATATGAAAAATCAAACTGCAGATGAGGTTGCCAGTGCTATGGTTGGGCTAACTCCACATGGTGATTGGCTTACCAACTGCCAACAAGACATTCACTTTATTTTAACAGGCGGCGAGCCTCTGCTGTGGCAAAGATTTTGGCCCGAGCTATTAGATCATCCTAAAATGGAATCACTGAGAAATCTAACAGTTGAAACTAATACAACTCAGTTTCTAAATGCTCGTTTTGAACAATATTTAAATCTTCGTGGTATAAAAGTAACTTGGGCATGTAGTCCTAAACTGAGCATCTCTGGAGAGCCATTTAAAAATGCTGTTCGTCCTGACGTAGCAAAGCAGTTGAGTGAGATTGCGAATTGTAATATGTATTTCAAATTTGTTATTGAGGATGAGAGAGATATTGATGATGTATATGAAGCTGATGAAGCATATCGTAGAGCGGGCGTCTATGCGCCAATCTATATTATGCCATTAGGCGGCACTACTAAGATATATAATGAAAATAAAAAACGAATTGCTGATGTAGCATTGGAGCGTGGATGGCGATTCAGCCCTAGGCTACAATGCGACTTATACGGCAATGGATGGGGAACATGAGTCTAAAAGATTATTTCACATGGCGTAAAGAAGAACCTCTTACACCAGAGGAAGAACGTCGGCAAGTTTTAGAGAAAGAAAAACGAATAGCTACACGCAAGAAACAGCCTTGGGTAGCAGTATTAGATACTAATGTTGATCCAAAAAATATTAGAAATGGATTTTTTGAGCTAGATTGGAATAATGAATTTATTGAGTGCTTACTAGATGCTGGCTATACTGGTGAAACATCTGAAGAAATAGTTGAAAAATGGTTCAAAGGTGTAGCTCGTCAAATTCTAGCTGAAGAAATCAAGTCTTGACTTTTCTATATATGTATGTTACAATTAAATTTTAGTCACACCAATCTAAGGTTGTTATGAAGTATATTCTTGTAGATTTGACAAACTGTTTCTTCCGTGCTCGCCATGTGGTCCGTGGTGATTTGGATCTCAAGCTAGGTATGAGCTTACATATTACACTCGCTTCTATCAAGAAGGCTTGGCAGGATTTTAAGGCGGATCATGTCGTTGTATGTTTAGAAGGGCGTTCGTGGCGTAAGGATTTTTACGAGCGTTACAAGCGAAATCGTCACGAAGGGCGTGAGGCACTGCCAGAAGAACAAAAGATAGAAGACGTAGCCTTTTGGGAGACACTGGATCAACTCAAGATATTCTTACAAACTGAAACAAATACAACAGTTCTGCATAATAGTGTTCTTGAGGCAGATGATCTCATTGCTGGCTGGATACAGAATCATCCTGAGGACGAGCATATTATTATCAGCACAGACAGCGACTTTGTGCAACTTATTGCGCCTAATGTCAAACAATACAACGGCGTCACTGGTGTTACTATTACTCACGAAGGTTACTTTGATGAAAAGGGCAAGCCGGTTATTGATAAGAAGACTAAAGAAGCAAAGCCAGCACCAGATCCTGCTTGGCTATTATTTGAGAAATGTATGAGAGGCGATCCAACTGACAATGTGTTTTCTGCTTATCCAGGCGTTCGCAGAAAAGGCACTAAGAACAAAGTTGGATTACTAGAAGCATTCGAGGATCGTAACAGCAAAGGCTACAACTGGAATAACCTTATGCTACAACGATGGACGGATCACGAAGGCACTGAGCATCGTGTGATTGATGACTATACAAGGAATGTTACGCTCGTTGATTTGTCAGCGCAGCCAGATGACATTCGTACCGCTATTAATGATACAGTATCACAAGTTGAACCCAAGGCAATAGCACAGGTAGGCATTCGTTTGCTAAAATTTGCTAACAAATGGGACCTCAATCGTATTGTAGCTGACATTGAAAAATTCGCAGACCCACTAAACGCAAAATACTCTAAATAGGTTATTATGATTTTACAAGCAAAAGCACTACTCGATGGCAAATTCTGGTTATTAGAAGAAAATGGTGAAAAAGTTGGCACATTGACATATGCAGATAATAAGTTTATGTTGAGTGATGGAAAGTCAGCAACCTTTTATGAAAATGCTAGAGAGCTATCTAAAAAACTTGGTAAAAATATTATCTTTAATGATTTAGAAATTACTGAAAAAATCATCAATGAAATTTATGGCTATCCAACAAAATCTACGCCATATAATGCTATGTATGATGTTCATAAGAAATTGCCGTTATATACAAAAACTGAAAAATCAACTAGCTATTTCTGCGCTGGGTATTACATTGTAAAGTTTGATAAAGGCTGGTTGCGTAGAGATTTTCCAAAGCTATTGACGCTAAATAGAAATATATACAAAGGTCCATACAAGACAAAAATTGAGCAAAAACTTGCTCTCGGAGCAGCAAATGCAAAATGAACGCATAAATACAATACCAATAGAAAATTTCATTAAGCAGGTAAAGAGCGCTGATGCCAACCGCGAAAAAGAAATTAGATTAGACTTACAACAGGCAAAAAATATAACATTTACCCTAGGCTTAATTTTGGCAAGACTTAATGGCAGATTAGAAGATTTATTGGCTCAGAAGCAGGAAGCTGCTGATGAACAAACTATCAAGATTACTATGGACGGAGGAAGCGGTTGGTAATTGGCTAAATATACGCATAAAAAAGGAAGTATAAATGTCAAGACCCAAACCAACTGTTCTACTCGAAAACACAGATAAAAAAACATACCGATCAGAACAGATACTTGAAGCAGAAGCTATTTGGGCTGTATTCTATAAACAAAACCCATTCAACCTAAAGAGCTTCAACAGTATAACAAATTATCCTGGACCAAAATACAAAAAAACATCGTTTTCAAATCCAGGACATGCACATAATTTGGCAAAGCGTCTAAACTCTTTATTTGCTTGTAATGACTTTTCTGTTATGAAATTAACACAAGGCGAGGATGTCACCGAGTAAGGAAACCTATACAAAAATATTCCTCAAGCAGTCTAACATCGCAGTCTCGCCTGTCAATGTAAAGCAGTATTTTCGTAAATGGTGGAAGAACACTAGAACGAAAGATGAAGGCGGAATGCGCCTTACTGAAGAAGGATATTACTATCTAAAAGATGAATTAGAAATTAGATTCTTTGAAATAAATTTGCCTAGAGAGTTTGTATATACAACACAAAGTATATTATTCATTGATAAGTTTATTACATGCCCATATTTTTTGAATGGGCATCAAATTTTAGTTACAGATGAGAAAAAATATTTGGAACTAACATTATTCTCAGGCGATATTGAAAAATACGGTTTGACTAAAGCAATGAAGCGTGATATAGAGTATGTCGATGGAAAAGACTGAGATTGACGAAATCATCGAAGAGCTGACGAGTGCCGGGCCTGTCTTGAAGCTCGCAATCAAAGTATATCAATCTATGCCAGAAGGCAAAGATAAAGAAGACCTAAAATTTTGTATAAAAGAAGCAAAAACACAACTTCAAAAGCTAGATGTCATTTTAGAGGACATGCAAATGGATCTAGAAGCAATTGAGGTTGAAAAAGAGCTTGACAAAATGAATTCTATTCGTTATAATTAGAATTAGTTACAGTAATTTTTATCAACTTTTGCGGAGAGGTCCAATGTTCAATACTGAAGGGTTCATCACCAACTATGATGTTGTATTTAGAATGACATCCCACTATTCCGATCAATATTTTGACAAAACTGCCATTGTACAAGAACGGTATGCTGCTGACAGTTATGAAGCTGTCGTCCATACTATCTCTGATGATATTGATAATGAAAATTTTGATTTTAGTCCTGTACTGAACGCAGAGACTACAGAAACCCCAATTGCTGTTGAAGTAGAGTATGTACAAATCGTAAATGAATACGGCATACCTGAATTTATCGACGGAGAACACATCTAAGGAGTTATGTACGAAAGATATAAGAAAGTAAAGTTTGTTGGCTGGGCTAGTGAGCTTGTAAAGCTATATAATCACGCTGATACTAAAAAGTTTATGGAAGCCTACATTTTAGACGAGTCCCATGGCATTGCGAATTGTGTTCGCAAAGAACCTATTGAAAAAACTGAAGAAATTCTAGTTCTCAGCATCAATGGGTATAAAGATGTGCCAGACAGTATCGTTATCAAAGGTAGGACAGAAACTGGTTATGTATGTCCTCACAAAAGAATGTGGGTTGAAATGCCTGGCTTCAAAAAGTTGAGAGAAAGAAAAGAAAAGCTCTTGACTTTTGGAAAATTCTAATATATAATTAGAACTATACAGTAAAGTTTTTACTTTACATTTTTCCAACCTCGATACAAGAGGCACAATGTTCAAAACATTAGCAACTACGTTGGTACTTGGCGGATTTATGTTTCACGTCATCGCTACTGACGGATTACAGAAATCATCTTGTGTAAAACTTGAAAAAGAGTTGATTCGTGTTTCCAAGTCTGAAGGCGGATATCGCAATTGGAGGACTGAAGCAAATATGAAGAATATGAGCCTTGGTAGCGGAGAATTTACTAAAGAAGCTGCCAAAATTGCTAATAAAACTCTTCCTGCTGATGTGTCTTGTACACTAGGCTTATTTGATGTCGTTGTTGAGAAATTAGCAACTAAGGTATAAATGAAAAAATCGCTATTGGTGCTGGCAGCGGCTGCTGGGCTGCTATATCTTCCAGTGCCAGGAGCAGACCCTTGTAGAGCAGTAGCCACAGAGGAGCGTGGCTACCTAATGCGAGTAGGTTTGCTATCAGGATTTGAATCTGACATGACGCTGGACATCATGACTGAGGATGCCAGACAAAGTATGAAGGAAAGATTTAAATGGCGCCCTGCTAGCTGGTCCTGTGCTATGGCATATTGGCAAATCAAGCTTCGCCCTGATATTTTAGGCGAATCTATGAAGGCTGAATTCAAAAGACAGTTTTTGAGTGAAATTGTTGAGCAGGGCGGTGATCCTGATGTTGTTACTGACATAATGATAGACAAACTATATTTAGAATTTCTTCAGACTTACGGAATATACAAATAAAAAAACTGCTTGACTATAGCTAAATAATAGTATATTATTAGAACTATAGGAGGTAATATGGCGGTAAATTATATGTATCCGGGTCACTTAGAAGTCTTCAAAGACTTTGTGAATATTTTTGCTAAGGACTGGAACGTCAGATTTGAAGAGAATCGAGACGGAAATCATACTTTAGTATTTGAGATTATTGATAGCCCATTTATGGGTTATGTAGCTATGGAAAAAGACAGGGCACAGGTTGGCATAAGAGTAGATTGGCCCATGCCTGAGGTAGGATTAGATCCTATAAAATTTGGTGATAATGCTGAGACAGATGCTATTTCAAAAAAGCTATACGAACATTTAGGCGATAAATGGCATATGGACGAAGAGCATATTTATAGAGACTTTGGCAAGCTGGACGCAAACAGAGAAGAATGGTATAAGGCTGGGCAACACCTTATAACATACATCACGAAGATAGAACATAAGTTACATCCTTAACCCTGCATGAAGCAGGACACCGCTGGGTTTCCAGCATTTTTAACCTCCTACTAGGAGCTATCATGTCTGTTACTACTAAAACTGCCATCAAAGAAGAAATTATCAATTTGGAAACTGATATTTCTTATTTACAACGTGATCTTCAAGCCCGCTACGAAGCTGATAAGATTATTGCTGAAATTCAGCGTTTGGAAGCTGAACGACGGCAATTATTAGATCGGCTCGGAGCCTAACACTAATCAGCGGAGCTTCGGCTCCGCTATTCATAGGAGACACTATGAAATCCTTCATTACCGCAATCCTTGCCAGTGCTATCCTCGCTACAAGTGCTTTCGCTCAACCTGCTTGGACATCAAAAGGTGAATTTTTTGAAGAAGACGGATATACCTACACTGTAGAAGTATCTGACTGGCGCAAAAGTAAATGGCAGGCCCGTCGTGAGGCTGCTGAGATAAATGCCAAAAAACTCCCAGGAACTGTTCAAGTCCGTGATGTATTTTTTGAAGTTCGTGAGGACGGACTAGAGCGTGCCACAGTATTATCATTCACAGAATATGATTATAAGGAAAATACAGAAGAGCTGACTACAGTATATGTTCCAGCCAGTGTAAAACAGCAATCCAAAGCAGTGGATGAAAAGCTATCCAACGAGCTTGCTGAACTGAATGCACAGAACGCCCGTGTGCAGGCTAGAATGGATATGGATTATACTGAGCCTTCACCTACTGCTATAAAGCTCGCTAGGACGATGCAACGTGAGCTGGATCGTCGCATTGAAACTGGAGAAGAAGTAGTTACCCCAACCCCAAAGGAAGATCCTGTCCAAAAATATAAGAATGCTGTAGCATATGGATCAGTGCTTGGGCTCATGTTATTGGTGTTACCGTAAAACTACAACTAAATAGTTTTATGATTATCAAATCCTATGTTTATAAAATTACCTTTGTTGATACTGGTGAATACTACATTGGAAGCAGAGGAGCCAATATCAACGACGGGGTAAAACCAGAAAAAGACTTGTGGGTAAGATACTTTAGTAGCTCACGAGAATTCAAAAAAATGATTCGGACATATGGTAAGGCAGCATTTGAGCCAAAAATCATGAGCAAGCACAAAGACGAGACGCTCGCACATAAGGCTGCCGAAAAACTCATTAGCAAGCATTTGGACGACGAGCTCTGTTTGAATAATAAGTTTCAACGTGAGGACGGCGTTACATATGAGCAAGAACAGGAGAGAAGGCGTCTTGCTGAGGAGGAGCGTATCAAAAAAGAAGAATCAAAAAAACGCCGCAGCGAAGCACAGAAAAAATCTTGGGAAAAAAGAAGAAAAAAGAAAGAAACTGCTTGACTTTCCATTATCTAGTTGCTATAATTAGAAATATACAGTGGAGCATTGCTCCACTCCTCCAATAACTCCAACAGGAGACACAATGACTCGTCAAAAGGCACGAACACTCCAAGCAAAATATACGGAAGATATCAACTTCTTGGCACGTGAGCATGTCAAGCTACTTGAAGCAGCAGACAAAGTTTATCGTGATATTGAGAAACTTATTGAAGCTCGTGATATTGTAGATATGCGATTGCAACACGACGGAACCTCTTTTACAGGGCAAGACAATGTTCGAATTGAATATTGATAAAATTATGTTATCGTTAGTATTGGTTGTACCTATTCCTGGTGATATGGTATTAGATACATTACATTATTATGGATTTATTAATTTATTGGTGGTATAACAATGGCAGCTAAGAAACATCCTATTAGCGGAGTGAATAGGCTCAACGAAATACTTGAGGGCACCTATTGTGGACATAGTCCTGCGGCACTCATCGCGGACATCATTCACTTCGCGGAAGCAGAGGGGAAAAACTTTGATGACATCCTTCGACAAGGTAGGGTTATAGCCTATCGTGAGCGAGATGCCATCGTCAAGCATTTTGGAACGAATGTATATGCTCCACTACCACAGGAGAGAAGAGAAGAAAAAAGATATTTTTAGCACCACTCGGTAACACTAATCTTTTTAGGCCCTATTAGTTTAGACATCCTTGTATGATCCATTTTGACGCCTAAATTAGCATTCCGTGGATAGTCAGGATGCGGAGTTCCAATTCCTAAAGAAATTATAACTTGGCTTTTTCTAAGCGAGTGTTTCGTTTCTCTTTTAATAATTCTTCTAATTTGTGCAGTGTCTTTGCATACACACAACCCAGTCTTATAGCCAAGTTCATGAGCACGAAGAATAGCTCCTCCTGCAGCAACTCCTGCATTCATATATACATTACGTTTTAGCTCTGTATGTTTCTGAGTTTCAAGAAATAATATCAACAAGGGGGCTGACAGTTGTCCATTCAAATATTGAGTTCCTGCAACATTATTTGGATCGTGTCCAGCCTCTAAATAAATCATCTCATTCAACTTTTGATCACCCGATATCCATAGACTATAGGTAGGCTTAGATTGTTTTGTGGGCATTTTGACTATAGTATCTATTATTTCTTGTCGATCTTCCTTTGGTATTGTCTTTTCTAACCAACTACGCTGACATTGGCCCATTGGGTGTGCAATGCTTTGTATACTGGTTCTATAAGCTATATTATTATTTTCCATAAAAATATTTAGCTTTTTTTAAAAAAAGACTTGACTTATTTCATACCTGTGCTATAATAAGAACTATAGTTAGGTATTCCACAACACACAGGAGACACAATGAGCATAGCACAAAACATACTGGCACAGATTAAGGCACTGGATCCACGAGCTACATGGGCTTGGGGCGCTAAGGACTTTACTGCTACCAAGAACGGTTTGATCTTCAAGTCGTCAGGTATGGTACGTTGGAAAGGTTATGTTCAAATCACACTGGACGAGGGACAGGATCTGTATAACATTGAATTCTTCAAGATGCGTGGTGTGAAGCGCACCGTAGCAGCATCAGTAGAAGGTATATTTGCGGATCAACTCGTTGAACTTATTGACTCTCAGGTAGGATAATTATATGGCATTTGCTCCAAGCTCAACTTACTACAACACAGGCGACGGCAGCATCCTCGGCAACTTCACAGAAGCTGATGCTGGTAAGTTGTTTGAATATTCTGAGAACAACGACGGCGTCTTCACAGACTTCCCACACAAGATTTGGGTCACTACTCCAATGGTTGCCTCAAATGGCATGACACTGGACAGTGGCTTCCGCTATGGCAAGGTGCTAGAGACTCGCTGCTACATTTGTATTGACGAGGACGAGAATGGCAACCCAGTACCTGAGAAGTGGTACTTCAAGCAGAACTCCCATAACAAATATAAGGACTAATATGACTAGGAATCAATTAGCCAGAATTATTTCTGCTCTTATGCGACAAGGCATGACACGCGATGAGGCTATCGCTCATATGAATGGGCGATATGTTGTTGAAAAGGAAGACAAATGAAACCTGATCTAAACCATATCATCAGAACTGCTATCCAAGCTGCCGCATATCAAGCTGGTGTCACAGGTGGTCCTGAGAATTTTGATATTGAAATTATGCCATATCTGATTGAGAAGACTGAGTGGATTCTCGAACTTCAACAGCTAGATGATGTTCTACCTGAACCCAAACCTTGGATAACTGATAGAACATTGGCGGACCCAAACAACATCACTCGTGAGTGTATCTTTGAAGCTCTGTTCTGTATAGATGAGAAGCACTGGCAAGAAGTATACTCGGTCCGTACATAAGGTCCGTACATAAGGTCCGTACATAACAGGAGTTGGTCCGTACATAAGGTCCGTACATAACAGGAGTTGGTCCGTACATAAGGTCCGTACATAAAAAAATAAAAAAAGATAAGAAAAAGGCTTGACTTTATTCGCAGGTGTGTTATAATATATTTTAACAGTTAGGCAATAGCAACACACACAGGAGACACTATGTTTGAAAAGGCACTGTTTAGCTACTCAGCAGGATGGTTGTACTACACCGTCAACAATGAGCGAAAGTTTGTTGCTCGCTTCAAGTATCGCAACCCAATCACCAAAGCCAAGTTCGTCAAGCAGCTCATCGCCAACCACACTCCAGCTGAATACTTTGAGAAGCTGGGCAACAGAGAAACTCCAGTAGGCATCCTGCGTGATGCTGATCCAGTATGGTACGCTGAAATAATGTCAAAATAATTAAAAAAAGGGGTTGACTTTTTGTCAGCCCTTTGTTATAATTATTAGAACAGTTAGGCAATAGCAACACACACAGGAGACACTATATGATGCCCCAAGCACAAATTAGAAGAGTAGCAGTCCAAGCCGCAGCATACGAACTTCGTGTTCATCCAGAGCGTGACTATGTTGATATGGAGACTTTGGCTGACGTAGCCAACAGAGCTAACCAAATCCTGCGAGAGACTTACTTGTATCAACTGATGGTTGACTATGATGATGTCACCGCAGAAGACGTTGTTGAACTTTTAGACATTGATATCTAAGAAATTTCTTGACATTCCTAGAAATAGGATATATAATTAGAAATATACAGTAAGCAATAGGGCTTACACACTTCAACTCCAATACAGGATACACCATGGACGTAACACGCACCGTAACAGTAAATGCTGCCAAGTCACGAATTCAACACTGCATGACAAAGATGCGCCCCGTATTTATTTGGGGCCCTCCAGGCATTGGCAAGTCCGATGTCGTTCATCAGATTGGTGCTGACATTGGCGCTCACGTTATTGATGTGCGATTGTCATTATGGGAGCCAACTGACATCAAAGGTATCCCCTACTATGACTCCAATGCTAACAAGATGACATGGGCTCCACCAATTGAGCTGCCAGACGCTGACATGGCTGCTGAGCACGATAAGATTATTTTGTTCTTAGACGAGCTCAACTCTGCTGCTCCCGCCGTACAGGCTGCGGCATACCAGCTCATCCTCAACCGCCGTGTAGGCACATATGTATTACCAGACAACGTGGTTATCGTTGCTGCTGGTAACCGTGACGCTGACAAAGGCGTTGTATATCGCATGCCTAGCCCACTCGCTAATCGCTTTGTTCACCTCGAGCTTGCTGTAGGCTTTGATGACTGGTTCAACTGGGCTGTCACC